GGGTTAGCAAGAAGAGGGAAAAAGAAATGCAAAAAAGATTGTGACCTATTGGGTCACAACCTTTTGAGCTGCACTGATGAAGATGGACTCATATCCATCTTTATTAGTGTAAATCCGGTAAAGGATATTATACAATCCTTTAGATTGGATGATCTCCTTGACAACGGATTTAGGGACACGTGGTAACCATGTGTCACTATTGACTTTCTTTATAACATATAGAAAGTCATGAGACTTGCAAGGATTGATGCTCACGAGAGCAGATTGAGTTGGAAGTTGATTTTTCATAACAAATATTTTATTTGGTATGCAGTTGAGGGTTAGCCCATGCAATGACAGACAAAAGATTTTTTCTGGTTGAAGAAAAAAGATTTTTTCTGGCAGACACCAGACTTTCCAACCAGAACAGATGGGGGTACCCACCCAGCTGTGACGGGCCGGGGGGTCTGTTGCAGGGGGGTCACCACATTCCCTTACATATTAGAAAACCCCTCCCTTCATTTCTGAGGGAGTGTACCCAGACTAGACAGATTGCCCGGGGTAGTTTTATCAGGGTATATCCTTATACCAGGTCCCCCGTCATCAGGGTATAACCTTACATAATGTGTTTTATAATGCACAATATATTAGTCATTTGTTACTTATATGGTACATTATGTATAATATATTGTCTATATTTGTAATGACCCAAACGAGGGCATAAGTTTATTTAGCATAGTAACCCTGGTCTAAGCAGCCAGGGTTTTTTTGTTTAGATATTATTATATCTTTGTTTAGTGAAAATAGTGTTTGATCATATTAAAGGTTTTGGCAAGGTTAGCAACCTAGAGGTTATAATTAATTGTGCATTTGGCATCTTAGAAGATGAAACTCCTACTCAAGCTTTGAAGGAAGGTTGGATTCCATGGGAGGGTAAGTGGTATAATGAAAGGAGTACCCGGTTAGATTTAGCAGTGTACAAACCAAGTAAGACTACAAGAAGACTTTGTAAAAAAGTTACTATACAAGCTGGTAACATAGAGGCTAATTTAGAAGAGTATGCTAAGTTACACAAAGCGTATTGTGAATACCATGATTTTAATAGAGACATAAGTCTAGAGTCATTCAAGGATTGTCAGGTTATAGAGTACTGGACAGATAAGCTTGTAGGTATTAGTTTGTATAGGGTATTTGAGAATCAGTTTGTAGCTTATCAGTTTATATGGGATTATCAAGACCCAAAACTTTCTCTTGGTACAGTAGCTCAGTATTATGAATGTGAGGCAGCTAAGTTATTGAACTGTGAGTATGTCTACTTACTAGGTGGGTATGAGTTGTGTTGCTTATATAAATCTAAGTATCCGGGGTTTGAGTTCTGGACTGGTACAGAATGGTCAAAAGATATTGAACTTTACACAGAGCTAGTAACAAGAGATGAGAAGATAATCATTACCTTATGATATATGAGCCGCATAATAGAATAGAGGTTGATACACCCAAAGGTCCAGGAATCATTTGGCTTGTTACAGAGTATGGGCATGAGACCGATACTATCTATACAGTAATTATAGATGAGACGGGAGAGTTCTGGCAGTATACACACAAAGATATTAGAGCAAAAAATAATTTGACGTATGGTAGGGTAATTAAATAATTTGTATATTAATACTATCTAAATATATAACCATGGCAAAGATAAAAGAAGGTACTACCAAGTTGGCTAAAGTGAAAGTGTCCCGACCTGGTATTCATGCTAAGTCCAAGACTAGCAAGTTGAAGAAAAGTAAGAACTACAAAAAAAGTTATAGAGCACAGGGTAGGTAATAAAATATTTTATATATTTGCTTACACATTGTTCATAATGTTTGTGTTTAAAAGTTAAAAACTAAGAAAGTCCAGAGTTGAAAGCCTGGACTTTTTTATTTAGAAAAATTTTTTATATTTGTGATGAACATTTAAAATCAACATTATGGACAACACAGTAACCCCAATCCCAGACGGGATTATCTCAGTGAATGAGACCAAGATGCCTACTTTTGGAGAACAGCTTATTGGTATTGAGTTTAGCTCAACCAAAGAAGAAGATGAAACTCCAGTGGAAAAAGTAAAAAGAATGATGGCAGAGATCACCAATATCTTGAAGGATAACTACAACCAAGAAATGAGATCTCCATCTAAAAGCTTTTTGTTTGATCATGCAGTAGGAGAAATAGTAAGTGCACAGATGGCTGTGGTAAAAGTTCTTACTCATAAGTGATGGTTCAACAATTCAGAAAAAAACCAGTTGTAATTGAAGCTATCCAATGGGATGGAAAGAATCAATTTGAAATTCTGAATTTTTGTAAGACCTGTTACTTCACTAGTCATGGTGTAGTAAAAGATCTGTACATTGATACCCTTGAAGGAGATCTGCTTGCTAATGTGGGTGACTACATTATCAAAGGGGTAGCCGGGGAGTTCTATGCGTGCAAACCAGATATCTTTGCACTTACATACGAGAATGTATGACAACCCAACAGTTAGACATATGGCAGAAGTTGACAGCTGAGTCAGAGACTAACTTGGAAGCAAGAATAAAATTTGATAACATAATAAAAAACAAAATGAGTAAAGGATTTAAAAGTTTAAGAGGGAGAGCAATCTTGTTAGATGTTCCTAAAAGAAAAGAGTCATCAATCCAGTTGAGTGCAAAGGATGAAGAAGTAATCATGCAAGAAGCTGTGAAGATGTGGAACAAACTTACCGTGTATGCAGTAGGTGATAAAGTAGAAGAGGTGTCTGTTGGAGACCAAGTCTATGTACGCACAAGTGCACTTAACATGGAAGTTGTTGAACGTATTGACATTAACGGAGAAGTTAAGTTGGTACTTAATGAAGGTGATGTTGTTATAATCTGGTAAGTCATGGTTAATACGTCAGATGAAGAGTGGGCAAAACGTGGATATACCGTAACCACTAATGGTCCTTTCCAACATTATAGCAAGAACCCTGAAATAAGTGGAAAGCTTTGTGATAATTATAAGAATAGAATTGTAGATCTATCTGAAGGACCAAGGCCAGAATACTATGGTGGTAAAGATAACAAGTATGAAGTATTTAAAGTACTGGAAGCTTGGGGATTAGATAAAGATTTCTATCTTGGTAATGTAGTTAAGTATGTTGCAAGAGCTGGAAAGAAAAATAAATCTACTGAAAAAGAGGATTTACAAAAAGCTTTAGTATATTTACAAAGACGAATTGATTCATTATGATCTGGTTGAAAATATTATTATCGGCATTTGCAATAGGATGTATTGTAATGTTTTGGATTGTTATAAATGCCATGACAAGACCTATCTATAACAAACTATACAATATGTATGTTGAAGATGAGAAAGGTCGTGCAATAGCAAACTATACCATTGCTGCCCTTATAATAGTTTCATTCCTATTTGGATACATGATAGGATAGCTTCTTCTTTAGTCATTCCTCTACCCTGTCAATAAAGTCCCCGGTTTATTCCGGGGATTTTTTTATGTCCTAAATTTTTAGTATATTTAGTATATGGAAGAATTTAGTAAACAGGGTACATTAGCTACAGCCGGAACTGGTACTGTGATAGCAACAGGAACCCCAGTATTAGGTGTATTCTTAAGTAAAGTAACCACTATGCGGTTTCATAATCTTTTAGCTTATACTATTGATGTATATAAATATGAAGCTCTTACTTCTACAACAACATTAATATATGAATTAAATTTGTCAGCAGGAGATACTGTTACTGATACTTTAACATATGCTCTTAATGAAGGTGATGAAATAAGAGTGTTATCTAATATCAGCAATACAACCTATTATGCAAACGGAATATTATACTGATGCAAGTAGTTGATTCAAATGGAAATATATTTGGTTCTGGAATAGATGTTACTAGTTCAGATGGTAAACCAAAAGGTGGTGGATCTGGTGCACAAGGACCAGCAGGACCACAGGGTGTGCAAGGTATTACAGGCATACAAGGTTCAGTAGGTATTCAGGGTTTTACCGGTACCCAAGGAACAACAGGAACAGGTATTCAAGGTACCACAGGTTCAATAGGTCCACAAGGAGTAACCGGTACAGGTACACAGGGCACTACAGGAATACAAGGAATTACCGGATCACAGGGTATTCAAGGACTTAATGGTTTATTTGCAGCACAAGGAATACAGGGAACTCAAGGTATAGCCGGTAGCGGTGGAGGTGGTGGTCTAGCAGGAGTAAATAATATGCTTGGAAATTTTCAAGGAACTGGTAGTGCTTTTGGTATTACTGGAGCAATAAATGCAAGTAATAATAGTACATATAGTTCTACAGCAAATAGGTTAGATGTATATCCATTTATTCCAAATAAAACACTTACTAATTCTTCATTAAGTATAAATGTAAGTACATTAGGTGCCGGGGTATTGTCAAGACTTGTTATTTATGCAGATACAAATGGATTTCCTAGTACAAAGTTATATGAGAGTACGGATATTGATTGCTCTACTACAGGAATAAAAACAATAGTAGCAGGTTTTACATTTACAGCAGGGACAACGTATTGGCTAGGTTTTTATGCAAATGGTGTTACAGTAGTAACTGCTATCCCTACTGCAGGTCTGATACCTATATTTACTGCTTTTGCAAGTGGTGCACCCTCTACAGCATGGTCAAGAATTAGTACAACTTTAGGAACTGCACCTGATCCTTTTCAATATAATACTTATAGAAACAATCCAATGCCTTCTATATGGATTAAACCTGCATAATATGGTACAGTTAAGACAAGAAATATATGATGAAAATGGATTGGTAGAAGTTATATACCATGAAGTAGAAGAGCCTTCTCAGGAAGAACTTATTGCTCAAAAAGAAGCAGAGTTACTTGCTGTGTATCAAGAACTCCAAAGATTAAAAGATAATCAATAACTTGCAAGTTATAGATATTTTTTGTATATTATAATGTATACATTTAATATTTATAACCATGGACATTTTAAATTTTATTTCTTGGATTAAGGGTGGTAATTATAGAACTACTCTTCCAACAGACGTTGACAACTTAATTGCAGTAGGTGCAAAAGATCCTTCTCGTGATGATGAATATCTTCCACTTGCTGTTAATGCCGCACCTTTGCAGTCATTATATAATACAGGTAATGTTACTCAAACCGGGACTATTGTTTCTACAGTAACAGTAAATGCATTAAATGGTGTGATTACTACAGTATCATCAACTCTTGGGGCAGCTAGTAAAACTTCTTTTACAGTAAATAACTCTAAAGTACTTGCAACATCTAAAGTAATTGTATCATTAGAGTATGATGAAGCAGCACTTGGTTTTCCAATTGTTACCATAGCAGATGTAGTAGCTGGATCATTTAAAGTAGTTATTGCTAATGCTGCGGCAGCTGCCACACTTACTGCTGCAATGAGAATTCACTATATTATTATTGCATAATTATTCATTTACTGGGGTAGCAATACCCCAGTTATTTAAAATATTACAGCATGTCAATAGGAAATTTAACAGACTACGGAAATAAAGGAACTAATTTTCCTTGGCAATTGAAAATGTTACAAGGTATTACCAGTATGATTAACTCATTAACTGGTGTTACTGCTGGAGCCTCAAGAACAACAAACATTTTGAGACCTACTACAAGTGGCACTATTACTGCAGGTAAAAGATCAGCATCTTTTTCTAATGTAGGTACAGCAAATGCTACAATTAAAGGTGTAACACTTAAGCCAGGAGAAACTGTTAACTTTGATGCAGGGGCAATTAATAACACACTAGATGCTATTGCATATGATGCAACAGGTAGTGAGTTATTGATTATTTTTATTTCATAGTATGCCTACTAAAATATTTTTAAATAAGAAGAACATTGGTTTGACTAGTGGAAATTATATTTCTACTCAGAATGTCAATGTACCCCCATTACTTTTAAATTTATTTCCAGGTGCATCAGCAGCATACTCACTTAGAAAACTAGATACAGGGTATGCAGGATCTGCAATTCAAGTAAGAAGAGTTACAGATAATGTAACCCAAGATATTGGTTTTGTAAATAATGTACTTAACGTGTCAGCATTGTTTTCATTTCTTGGTTCTAATCCAGGAGCAGTAAGTATTTGGTATGATCAAAGTGGTAATGGAAGAAATTTAACTAATCCTACAGCTACAGAACAACCTATTGTATATGCAGGTGGGCCTGTTACTTTTAATGGAGCACCTTATTTTAAATTAGATGGCGTAGATGATAGACTATTTAATGCTGGATTTGATCCAACAAATGCTGGTGTTATAACTACATTTACAGTAGCTATTTCATCAGCCTCTACTTTACTTACACAAGCAGTATTCCTTCAACAAGATCAAACATCAGGTTCAAGAATTGGGCAGTGGGCTAGATTTAGTGGAGGAATAAGTCAAGCAGTTACTTTTAATACTGCACAAACATCATTTACAAGTAATGGTATTACTGTTACTGATTCTGCACCTTACGTGTATACTTCAATTAGAAGATCTACAGATATACAAAGTTATGTAAATGGTAGTGCAGGTATTGCAGTGGCAACTACAGGAACTCCTATATCTAATGCAGCAGCTACAGTATATGTTGGTAGAAGATCATTAGGGGAAGCATTACAAGGTTTGATGTCAGAGGTAGTAATGTATCCGGCAGATAGAACAACAACAAGAGCAGCAATTGAACAAAACATAAGAAATTATTATGGTTTTTAAAGGCTACACATATACAGATGAGAATGATGCAGTGAATGCAGTTGAAATGGTAAACGCATACTATAATATTCCTGCAAATCCTGGTGATATAACACAGACATGGGTTACATATAACTATGATCCAAAAAATTTCTATTACATTCTTTTTGATGAGTCTTTAATTCCTATATTAGGAGAACCAGTAGAATTTGAGATATCAGAAGAAGAGATATGATACCAAAAAAACCAGACTTATTTGACAGTAAATCTAACGATTACTGTACTGATGGATTAACTACACCTCCACCATGTGGACCTGGTGTGCCATGTGAAGACCCGGAAAAGTGTGCTGAACAATTTGATGCAGACTGTATTGTATATACAGGTGATGATATTGTATGTCAACAGACTACTATTATTGCACAGGATACTACAGTAGCACAAGGATTAGCAAACATTGTTGATTGGGTATGTGGTGGTGGAGCTGTTGGAGCTCAAGGAGTTCAGGGTATACAGGGTATTAAAGGTATACAAGGTACTGATGGAATTCAAGGTATTACGGGTGCACAAGGACAGATTGGTGTAACTGGATCCCAAGGAGCTATTGGTTCTACTGGAGCACAAGGTAGTGTAGGTCCTCAGGGAACTACTGGAACAGGTGGTTCTCAAGGAGCAATAGGTTCTCAAGGAAGTCAAGGCACTACTGGACCACAAGGAACAACAGGAAATACAGGAGCTCAAGGAACTACTGGTATCCAAGGAACTCAAGGTATTCAAGGTGAGAGAGGTTTAACAGGTAACCAAGGTGTACAAGGTATTCAGGGAGTTCAAGGAACAACAGGTATACAAGGTTCAATTGGTTCACAAGGAAGTATTGGTAGTCAGGGGTCTATAGGGTCCCAAGGGTCACAAGGGACTCAAGGTTTACTTGGTACTCAAGGGGCTACAGGAAATACTGGTAGCCAAGGTTCAACTGGTTCTACCGGAAGTCAAGGAGCTGTGGGTATTCAGGGTAGTACTGGAGCCACTGGTTCTCAAGGTATCCAAGGAGTACAAGGGACACAAGGTGTTCAAGGTACAATTGGAACTCAAGGATCTATAGGAACTCAAGGATCTACGGGTACCACCGGTGCTCAAGGTTCTACTGGAATTCAAGGTATTCAGGGAACCATAGGAAACACAGGTTCACAAGGATCTACTGGTAGTACAGGTTCTCAAGGTGCTGTAGGTATACAAGGATCAACTGGAGCAACAGGATCACAAGGTAGTGTTGGAGCACAGGGGATTCAAGGTGTACAGGGATCACAAGGTGTGATAGGTAATACTGGTAGTCAGGGGACAACTGGTGCTACTGGTTCACAAGGAACCACAGGTATTCAAGGATCTGTAGGTGCTACTGGTAGTCAAGGAAGTACTGGAAGTCAAGGAGCAACCGGTAGTACTGGTAATACTGGAAGTCAAGGAACACAAGGAATCCAAGGAATTATAGGTAATACAGGATCACAAGGAACAACTGGTTCCACTGGGTCTCAAGGTACAACTGGTATACAAGGGTCTACGGGAGCTACAGGTTCTCAAGGATTTACTGGTTTACAAGGTATTCAAGGGATTACAGGTCTTCAAGGTAGTACAGGAAATACAGGATCTCAAGGTGCAACTGGAACACAAGGTAGCACTGGTTTGACTGGATCTCAAGGTATTCAAGGCATACAGGGATTAATTGGTAACACAGGATCTCAAGGTAGTACTGGATCAACGGGTGCACAAGGGTCAACTGGTATTCAAGGTCTTAAAGGAGACACAGGTAGCCAGGGAGCTACTGGGAGTACTGGTACCCAAGGTGCAACCGGAATTCAAGGAAGTACTGGAGCTACAGGTAGTCAAGGAATACAGGGTACTCAGGGGATACAGGGAATCACCGGATTACAAGGATTAACTGGTATTCAAGGTACACAAGGTTTAATAGGATTACAAGGTGTTCAAGGGATACAAGGTATTTCTGGAACAGGTGGAGTAGTTGCACTTTATGGATCTTTTTATTCTACTGTTGATCAAACTGCTTCAGCAATTAATACTGAAACAATATTTACATATAACAATACTGTATACTCAAATGGAGTTAGTATTGTATCTGGTACACAAGTAAGATATACAGCTGCTGGAACATATGCATTTAACTTTTCTATACAGTGGTATAATACGGGTGGTGGTGGATCAGGTAATGTTGTTGATGTTTGGTTAAAGAAAAACGGAACAACAGTTGCGGATTCAAATACTAAATATGTAGTACCATCTAATGCACCTTATAATGTTACATCACTAGATTTTATATTTGATGTTGTAGCTGGTGATTATTATGAAATTGCATGGGCAGTTAATAATACTTCAATATATGCAGAATATGCTGGAGCAACATCTCCACATCCTGCTATCCCATCTATTATAGTAAATACATTTCAAGTAACATATACTCAGTTAGGACCTCAAGGACCTACTGGATTGCAAGGTGCTACAGGAACACAAGGATTAACAGGTATACAGGGAATCCAAGGAATCCAGGGTATCCAAGGAATAATTGGAAGTCAAGGTACAACGGGTACACAGGGAAGTACTGGATCTACTGGTGCCCAAGGTACTACAGGTTCTACAGGTTCTCAGGGTTCAGTAGGAACTCAAGGTGCAACAGGACTAACAGGTAGTCAAGGATCTACCGGTTCAACTGGTACTCAAGGAGCCACCGGTACACAAGGTGCAACAGGTTCAACTGGTAGTACTGGATCCCAGGGAACACAAGGAATTCAAGGCATAACAGGTGCTACTGGGTCTCAGGGTATACAAGGGATAACTGGGTCTCAGGGTAGTATTGGTTCACAAGGTTCTACAGGGACAACTGGAGCACAAGGAAGTACTGGTGCACAAGGTAGTACTGGATTAACCGGAAGCCAAGGTGCTACAGGATCTACTGGTAGTCAAGGTGCTATTGGTACACAAGGTGCTGCAGGATTAAATGGTTCACAAGGAACTCAAGGTATACAAGGAATTCAGGGAATTATAGGTTCTACTGGGTCAACCGGTAGTCAAGGTATTCAGGGAATTACAGGTATACAAGGACTTACTGGTAGTCAAGGTTCTGTGGGATCAACAGGATCTCAAGGAGCTACAGGCAGTACTGGCTCACAAGGAACTCAGGGAATTCAAGGTATTCTTGGTAATACAGGTTCCCAAGGTAGTACAGGTACAACTGGAAGCCAGGGATCAACAGGATCAACAGGTGCTCAGGGAACAACAGGAAGTCAAGGATCAACTGGATTAACAGGTGCACAAGGTGTACAAGGTTTGCAAGGTATACAGGGTATTACCGGAAATACTGGTTCTACTGGTAGCCAAGGGGTTCAAGGAATCCAAGGTATACAAGGTGTATTAGGAATAACTGGTTCTCAAGGTGCTACTGGAGCTACCGGATCTCAAGGGTCAACAGGTAGCACAGGAAGTCAAGGGACAACAGGAACTCAGGGTTCCACTGGTGCAACAGGTAGTCAAGGTAGCACTGGTACTACTGGAGCAACTGGTAGCCAGGGTACACAAGGTATACAAGGAATTACTGGTGCAACAGGTTCACAGGGAGCAACAGGTTCTACAGGTTCTACTGGTGCACAGGGTGCCACTGGTAGTCAGGGATCAATTGGTTCTCAAGGATCAACTGGAAGCACTGGTGGAACAGGATCTCAAGGAACTCAAGGGATAACAGGATTACAAGGTTCAACCGGAGCAACTGGTTCTCAGGGTGCTGTTGGATCAACTGGTTCCCAAGGAGCAGTTGGATCACAAGGATCTACCGGAGCTACTGGAAGTCAGGGTACCACAGGTAGTACTGGAGCTCAAGGATCTGTGGGAACACAGGGTGCAATTGGTGCTACAGGAAGTCAGGGTGCTACTGGTCTACAAGGAGTACAGGGTATCCAAGGTATACAAGGTATTATAGGTACAACAGGTTCAACCGGAGCTCAAGGTACCCAAGGTATTACTGGTATTCAGGGTGCAACAGGATCTACTGGAGGAACTGGTAGTCAAGGAGCAACTGGATCACAGGGGACCACTGGGACTCAAGGGACCCAAGGGTTTACCGGAGTAGGTATTCAAGGATTCCAAGGTATTCAAGGTTTACAGGGAATCCAGGGTATTACTGGTGGTGTTGGTATTCAAGGATCACAGGGTATCCAAGGATTTTTTGGTTTACAGGGTACACAAGGTATTGAAGGTTTAGGAACTCAGGGGGTGCAAGGTGTACAAGGACCTTCTGGTGGAGGTGGTGGATCAATTGCTATTAAAGATGAAGGCACTACAGTTGTTGCATCTGCATCATCAATTAACTTTATAGGAACTTGTATAACTGCAACAGATGCAGGAAGTGGACAAGCTAATGTAACACTAACATGTAACGGTTGTACTATAGATAACAGTCTTATTGGTGCTGCAGGAATGGCAACTGATCCAATAGGTGCTGGTAGTTATAATATGTGGATTGGTAGAGATCCTTTTGGATGGACTAATGGTTATTGGAATACTGGTCCTGGTTTTGTTGCAGGAGCAATTACTGATTTTAGAGAAACCAATATTAATTGTGGAATTCATTTACCACATGATTTATTTCCAGGTGATATTATTAGATTCTGTGGTTCAAGTTTTTTAAGTAATAATAGTATAACAACTATTCCACAATTATCAGTAAGTCTTGTTCAAACAGATTGTAATAGTTTAACAAATAATACTGAGGGAAAAGTACCAGTTTCTCCAGTTATTCCGGTTACCCAATTTGATTATAAACAAACTAAACAGTATACTCTTTGTTTTTCAGTTGAACATACAGTAACACAAACATATAAAGCTTGTGACACAATATTTTTTGCAGCTTTTGGATGGGACACTACAGGATCTACAGAAGGCAGTATTACGCCAAGAGTAACATTTACACTGAACACTGAAAGAAATTGTGCAGACGTGGATCTTACACCAAATATGGAGCTACAACTATGTTGTGATCCTGCAATTGTTGATATAGTATTTGACCCAACTTTAACTGTTGGTGATTATTTTGTAGATAATGAAGGTAACTGTTGGGAAGCTCAAGCAAAAACAGCAGCTGCAACCACTGGTTCAAGAACAGTTGTAACAAATTATGCTTCATGTGAAGCTTGTATAGCTGCTAATCCATGTCCAGCAAATTTATATGTTGAGTCATGTTGTAATCCGGGTCAAGAAGTATTTACAGCATCTCTTCCAGGAGTAAATGTAAATGATGTATTTGTTGATACATATGGTTTCTGTTGGAAAGCTGTTGCTGAAACATCTGGACCAGTTAGTGGTATAGTATATGTAGATACAAATTTAGGTCCGGTTGAATGTGGAACATGTACAGGAGATAATCCATGTCCAGACATAATAACTCTTATTCCATGTTGTGAATATATTTTTTCAGGTGATTTAATACTTACTACACCAGTATTATTAGGATATACTCCAGTAGATGGTGAAGTTATAGTAGATACTTTTGGTATTTGTTATAGAGTTAAAGTTAATTCTGATTATGGTAACATTACTGCACCATTTATTTCATACTCTGCAAGTTATGGAACTACTCAGGTTGCCTGCACAGATTGTATAACTGCTCATCCATGTGATCCAATATATTTAACAGTAGTTAATTGTTGTACAGGTGAAACAGAAGTAGTTTTATTTACTGCAATTGTAAGTCCAGGATCTGTTTTAGAATTTAGTATAAGTACATCTCCTAGTGTACCACAGTGTTGGACAGTGTTAGAGTACAGCAATGTAGGTCCAGCAACTATTACAGTAGCAAAGTTTATTGGTGCATATAAAAGATGTATTGATTGTATTAAAGATATGAAATATGGTTGTCCTACTTATTATGAAATGGCTGATTGTTGTGGAGTATTAGCAAATCAAGTTATGTTATTACCATTCCCTCCAACAGTGTTATACTTCATGAGTCTGACATATGCTGATATGAATGGTGATTGTTGGTCAATAGTTGGGTCAACAATAGGACCTGATACTATTGCTTGGAGTGGTGATACTTATGATGACTGTGTAACTTGTAATCTTGCTAATGATAACTGTACAATGGTAAGATTACAATCATGTTGTTTTGAGTATGAAGGTGTAACAAGTTTACAATCTTTAGGTGGTGGTGTAGTAGTATATGATTATTTTGTTGATCAGTTTGGTATGTGCTGGTATATATCTGATAATGAACCATATGGTGAAGCAAATCTTAATTTTATAAATGCAGTTTCAACATATGTAAGTTGCAATGCATGTGGAGCTGAAAATCCATGTCCAGAAAATTTATATTTTACTTTTAAAAACTGTTGTACTGAAGAAATTAGAGTTGTTTTTGCTTTAGCTAGTTCATTTGCTCCAGGAAACATATACCTAATGGAAACCTCATTAGATCCTAATTACGATGATTGTTGGCAAATGATAAGTTATAGTACAACAGGGACAGCTACAATGACCATTAATTCAGTTAATGGAGCATATAATACTTGTAACGACTGTGTTAACAAGACTGGTGCACAATGCCACAATTATTATCTAGTATCTGATTGTTGTCGTACTCAATCAAATCAAGTAGTTTATTTACCACAATTTATTCATGATAATGATTATTCAATTACTGATTCTACAGGAAACTGTTGGAGAACAATCTCACCAACTGTAGGTCCAGCAACTATTACATGGTTAGGTGGTTATTATGTGGAATGTGGACAATGTACTACATGGAATCCTTGTCCTGGATAAATAAATTATTATATTTGTTGGTAAAACCAACAGTATGAATAATTTGTGCCAACTAGCATTAGCTAATGGAGGATCTGTAAACTATCTTACAATTCCAGGAAATATAACAGAGGGGTTAGGACTTACTAACCCTTCTATACTTTCAGTAGACGGTCACTACTTACTTAATCTGAGACATGTTCAATATGCCTTATATCACAGTGAGGGTGACCAAAGATTCCAAACTCCGTGGGGACCACTAGCATATCTTAATCCAGAAGATGATGTTACTCTCAGAACTACTAACTATTTATGTCAGTTAGATCCTAACACTTTATCAATTGATAAGTATAAAAAGGTAGATACATCTAAGTTAGATATAACACCTGTTTGGGAATTTATTGGACTAGAAGATGCCAGACTAATTTACTGGAATGATAAGATATCTTTAACCGGTGTTAGAAGAGATACCAAACCTGATGGTGAGGGTAGAATGGAAATCTCTGAGTTAGAAAGCGGTGCATTAGAAACTACAAGATATAGAATTGAACCTCCAACACATTCATACTGTGAGAAGAACTGGATGCCAATTCTTGATATGCCATATCATTATGTCAAATGGACTAATCCTACAGAGGTAGTAAAAGTTGATCCCAAAATGGGAACATCAGAAACAGTTCATCTTGTAGAACAAAGTATTAAATTTTCAAGAGATATTAGAGGAGGATCACAAGTTATTAAAGTGGGTGAGTTCTATATTGCACTCACACATGAAGTAGACTTATGGAAAAATGAGCAAGCAAAAAAAGATGCACAATATTATCATAGATTTATTATCTGGGATAAGGATTGGAACATAGTTGCAAACTCTGATGCATTTAAGTTTATGACTGCATTTATTGAGTTCTCCTGTGGTTTAGCCTTTGATGGTAACTACTTTGTCATTCCATTTGGTTTCCAGGACTCTACGGCCTTTATATTGAAACTTCCTGTCACAGTTTTTGAACACATTTGTAATATAAAACTAGGAGTTGAATATAAAAATGATAAAGCACCAACTCCTGCTAAATTAGAAAAGTTCATTATGAATCCTTTCTGTGGATCATGTAACTTAGATTTGGGAGAACATTACTATGAAAATGGTCACTATGCATCTGCAATGTCATTCTATTTAAGAGCAGCAGAGTTTTCTAAGAATGATGACTATGTATATGAGTCACTATTATTGGTGGCAAAATGTTTAGCAAAACTTGGCAGAAGAGGAACAACAGAAAAAGGTCTATGGTTAAATTCTGTGACCTTTGCACCAGAAAGACCAGAAGCATATTTATTCCTAAGTGAATGGGCAGAAGGAAGAAAACAGTACCATGAAGCATATTCTTATGCAGTAATGGGACTTAAGAATGCAGCAAATGCTAAAGAAGTTAGTCCTAATATAGGATATGAAGCTGCATACCAATTGCAATTTCAAAAAGCTGTATGTGCATGGTGGATTGGTAGATCTCAAGAATCTAGAGATGAGTTTATTAAACTTGTTGGTCAAGGTCCTACATTAAGTGAGAGATACCAAAAAATGGTACAATCTAATATTACATCATTAGGTTCCGGACCAGATCCATTCCTAAGATATCATAAGGGATTCTATGATCAATTAAGACATAAGTTTCCAGGAGCAGAAAACATTGAGAAAAACTATTCTCAAACGTACCAAGATATGTTTACTCTTACTATGCTTAATGGTAAAAGAAATGGAACATACTTTGAAATTGGTGCAGCTGATCCATTCCACGGTAGTAATACAGCTCTATTAGAAGAGTTTGGATGGACAGGTACTTCACTAGAAATTTTAGAACATGAGGTTGAGAAATTTAAGAAACACAGAAAGAATGAGATTATCCTCTGTGATGCTACTAAGTTTGATTACTCTGTACTTAGAGGTCACATTGATTACTTACAAGTTGACTGTGAGCCACCCGCAACTACCTATGAGATCCTTACAATGTTACCTTGGGATAACTGTACTTTTGGGGTAATCACATATGAGCATGACCACTATACAGATGTATCAGGATCATTCAGAAAAAAATCTAGAAACTTCTTATTAAGTAAAGGATACTTACTTGTTGCAAGTAATATTGCACCAAATGAAACTAGTTGCTATGAAGACTGGTATGTACATCCTAAACATGTTGATAAAAAGATCATTGACAAAATGCTTGCAGCAGATGAATCAATTAAAAATGCTGAGAAGTATATGCTTGGTAAGTTGTAAAATTTTTTGTATATTATAGATATGAAGTATTTTTTATATCTATTATTATTTGTTTCAGTTACCTCTTGTTCACTAGAGAAAAGACTAGCAAAATACTGTCCGTTATGTACACAGAAGGATAGTACTGAAACAATTATCCAATATAAAGACACAACAATAACTATACCGGGAGAAACAGTTTACATACAAGATACGTTGTACTGTGACTCTTTAGGTAATGTATTATCTAAACTTAATGGAGTTCTTAGAGATAAGGATGGTAAAATCTTAAAGCTACAAACCAAACTCCAGAACAATGTGTATACTTCAAAAGCAACTGTTGATACAGTGTATAAAGTCATTAAAGGCAATGATGTATACCACACTAAAGTAGTCACCAAAACATTAAAGCCAGAAAGAATTAAATACATCCCTAGTTGGGTGATCTTTCTAGCTTATGTGGGAGGGATTGTGTTATTCATCTTGTTAATCTATATATTATTCAAATTGATTTCAAGAAGACTACCATGAAAACTAAAATAACTCTCCTCACATTGTCAATACTTTCTTTTGTTTCTCCAATTGAACTAAGTGCTATTCTCCTAATGTTTGTCATCTTAGTTGATACAATAATCAAACTTATCTCTCTTAAAAAGATTGCCTGTACTGAAAACAGAAAATATAGAGATGTTTTTAAATCTAAAATACTTAGGAGAGGATATGTGTTTAAAGCTTTAGGTTATTATGTAGTTGCAATAGCTGTGCTTCCATTAGACTACTATGGTTTTACACCATTTACACAAGGATTAATTAAAGCAACCGGATATGATATTGTAATACCAACTAAAGCTATTTTTACAAATGCACTCATTTATATATTTGCAATTATAGAATTATCATCTATCAATGAAAACTGGTTTGATCTTACAGGTAATAATATATTTAAATCAGTATTCAAAGTAGTTAAAACTATTAGAGGAGGTATTGAGAAAGTATCAGATACCTATAAGAACATAAAAGAATAGTCTATGAGTTATAGTTTTTTACAGGAAGAAAAATCTCCAAAGATTTTAGTTGAAGCAGTAAAGATGCTTGATACTAAAGAGGTTGTAGGTAAGCAACACAATCCTGTAATTATGGGATGGGCTAAAGAACTTAAACTAGATAAAGTTTATACAGCAGATGAGATTCCTTGGTGTGGACTTGCTATAGCATATGCAGCACACAAAGCAGGAGTACAAGTTGTAGATAAACCATTGTGGGCTCTTTCATGGGCAAAGTATGGTACTAAAGTAACCGAACCTATGTTAGGTGATATACTTACTTTTAAAAGAGATGGTGGTGGACATGTAGGTATATATGTAGGTGAAGATAAAGAATGTTATCATGTACTTGGTGGAAACCAAGGAAATGCAATGAGTGTAACAAGAATAGTAAAATCAAGATTGTATCAGGCAAGAAGAACAGCATGGAAAGTAGCACAACCTGCTAATGTAAGAAAGGTAATGTTAGATGCAAAAGGTACAATCAGTAAAAACGAAGCATAATGAAATTTAGAAACAGTTGGAAATCTGCCACTAAACAGTGGGACAAACTAATGATTAGATTAAGAATCTCTTCATTAGATATATTTACTCTTGAAGTTGATTTATCAAGAGACTTTTATTTAATTACAATATTGAACTTAACTCTTAAAAACAGATAGTTATGAAAGATAGTAAAAATCAAATCATCCGATCTATGAAGAGTTACCAAATGGGTGGTACTTCAGATGAATCTTGTATGGAAGAATACATAGCTGC